CTGATTTGAGCTGATTGGCGTGGTAGTGGTCGGACGCCGCACGCCACCCGCCCAGGGCGCCGATGACGACGGCGATCAGCGCAACGTAAATATTCATTCGAAAAATATCGCCAGAACGATCAATGTGAGAACGACAGAAAACCATGCTGGGCCTTGGACAGCAGCCCATATGAAAACAAGCGCCGCCAATAGCAGAAATGTGCTCACTTTATTGTCTCCCCTTCACACTGGAGAAACTCAGCCTTGCGGCGCTTCGCCAATCCGCCGCACAGGCTGGCGTTCTCGGACGCGGCACAGTCCTTGCCCTTGTAGTAGGACCAGCGCGTGATCTCGTAGCAGGCCGTCGCGTAATCGCCGGCGTTGAGCGCCTTTACCAGACTGGACCCGCAAAACGCGGTAGGGCCGATGTTGTAAGCGAGAGAGGTATAGGCGTCATATTCGAACTGATGCAGCGGCACCTTGACGCAACGCTTGATCGCGCCCTCGAACTTCTGCACGTCCTGCAGCGCACGCGCCAGCGCCTTGGGCGGGGTGATCGTGTCACCCATCTTGACGCCGCCGGTCGTACCGAACCCGATGGTCGGCACGTCGCCCTTGACGGGCGCCACCGCCCGGTCGGTGTAGCCCTCTTGCGACACCAGCCCGACCAGGGCGGCGGCGGAAAGCGCCAGTGCGGCAATGGCAGTGCGCGGCCGGATCATGGCTTCCCCTTTGCTCTCGGGTGCTTTGGCCGAGGGTTGAATTTATCGGGCAGGCGGCAGGATGCCTCCGGCCTCAGATACTGGCCCACCGGCAAATACGGGCAGCAGCCATAGCCGAGCGGGGTCATTTTGTCGTCGGGTTTCTGAGACCAGGCAGTGCAGCCGGAGCACGTAGGGGTTCCCGGCCGCTTGTTGGATGGGGGCGGGGATTGAGTTTTAGGTGGGGGATACAAAGCCATGCCGCCAGAATAGGCGGCATGGGGTGCGGGGTCTTTTAACGGGGGTTAAAACCGGGAAGGCAGCGCAACAAATCAGGCGAGATCGGCCCAGTGAAAGAGGTGGCGAGTGGCGCGCTGCCAACCGTTGAGGCGGGCAAATTCTTCCTTATCTTTTTCGTCGTTGCGTTTGAACCCCTCTGCTACCAGCAATTCATTATGGCAAAGCAAGTCGAGAGCACGGAAGACGGGCGGCTCATCCTGCTCAATGCGCAGGCGATCAAGATGGTGATGCTGCCATGCTTCGTAGGTTTCATCGCCGGCTAGAATCGCCATTTCCAGCGCGCCAAATCGAATCTTTAAATCACGGTGAAGACCGGCCTTGCTCGCATAGCTGACAACGATATCCCAGGAGGACAACAAGGCGGCAGCAACGGCCAAAGCGATCATCCAGGGTGCCGTCTCGCCCGGTCGTGCCAGTTCGAATAATACAGAACCGGCGAGCAGTACCGTCAGGCCGGCGGTGATCTGGTGCATCCGATCGAAGAACGCCCGTCGCCGGTCATGGTAACGCAAGGAGCGGCGAACATCGAACAGCAGTTTGTGCAGACGATGGTCACTCATCCTCTCGTCATTCATGGCCTACCCTTTTTTGTTGGAATTTCCATTATCCTTTGGGCCTGGCGCGGGCCGGGTATTGGTAACATCCTGCCTGCTCCCGCGCTCAGCATAGTCATTGCTATTAGATCGTTCCTGCTTGCGCACCTCTTCGTTCAGCGTTTTATGATCCGTGTCTCGTTTTTTATCTTCCGCCATTTTGGTTCCTTTTTCAATAAGTTGAGTTTGTCCTGTTACCAGCCGTTTCGTCATCTCTGACAAACATCAAGCCGCCTTTCTCTCTTTATGAATTGATTTTGCTGCATGGGCTACGCCCCTACACCCTACGGGGCAATACATCAGGCTACGCCTGGCCGTTGCGCTTCCGCGCCCATCGTTATTTCCGTTTCCACCCTGCAACTGTCTGGTACACGGCGGCCAAATCATCATTCGACAGATCCTTCAATGACGCCGCCCCATGTTTTTCCGCGAGCAGCGTATCCAGCCGCTCACCGGCGTCGAGTTGCTTCACGTTGGTGTGGATGTAGGAATATTTGCGCTTGCGCCAGTCCGGGTCTTTGGTCGGGGCGGATTTTGCCGAGCTGATGCGGCCGATCCATTCGCGCAGGAATTTTTCGGCCTTGGGGTAATCGTCCGATCGGATGAGGTGATAGGAGGAGGCTTTCATCTTGCGATTGAGCGCGCTCCAGACGGCGCTGAAACCCTTTGGGCTGCGCTTTACGGCGGACTCGATCTTGACGACCTCGGCTGCCAGCTCTTTCAATTTTGCGCGCTGGGTGTCGCTGATGTGCTCCGGGCCGGGCTGGATAATGATCTTGGGTTTGTGCACCACGCGCTCGGCGTGGATGTGGATATCGCCATGATGGCCGATCATGTTGGTGCCGCCCGTAATCGTGCCGATCCTGATTTCCTGTCCGGTCACATTGCCGTGGATCGTGACATTGATGGAGTGGGCGCTGTCACCACCGTGCGAACCCTCATTCACAATATTTTTGCCGGCCACTTGCCCGATCTTCTCCTGGAACTCCTGCTGCATCCCCATCCCCTTTTTTGTTGTTTGTGATCCGGCGGCGTGTGGTTGGCGCCTAATCCATAATTAAGCCCTGTCCCGCAAAATCAATTTGATGATTGAAATGCGCTCCCGATAAAACGAGATCGCATGACCTTCGCTGTTCCTTATCTGTGCCAACCATAGCGACGGGATAACGACACCACCAACCGCCCAACCCAACATCAAAAGTTCCCCATCCTGCTTGAATAGTTGCCCACTTGTCAGAAGCCAGACGCCAACGAGCAGGCCGGCAACCATCCAGACCGTAGGCACGTTCAGGAATAGGTTGAGGCGTGCTTGCCAAAGCTTGCCGCGGCATCGCTTCAGCTCTGGCCGCAGCTCAGATGTCTCACAATGCCAAAGCATGGTTTCGCTCTGGTTGACGATATCTCGGCCTGCCACTTGGTCCACTGGACCGTGAAATTCCTGAGTCATTTCTTGCGCCTCCCCTGATTAACCACATCCCGTCCAGCGACTTGGTCGACCTGGCTGTGGAAATTCTGAATTGACCCTTCAATCTGTTTTATTTTTTTGCGGGGCGCTACCGTTCCAGCTGCGAGCGCAGCACTTGTCGCCCTGATTGCCGTCTTCCCATCGGGCGGGCAGTGTCGGTAGTTGGCGAGTAGCGTAGCTTCGTCCGGTGCAAGGTCAGGGGCAGCACCGCTGCCAGTCAAAATCCATGCAGGATCGACCCCAAATTTCTGCATAAGCGCTAACAATGATGCGCCATCCGGCAGGGCTTCATTTGCCTCCCATCGTGTAATGGTTTTGCGATTTACGCCGAGTTCATCAGCAAATTCGGCAACGCCCATTTCACCCCGGACTTTCAGGATTCTCACCCCGACAGACTCTTTTTCTTTTTGAGACATAAAAACCCCTTGACATGGGGACATTAATGTCCCCATAATTCAACACACATACAGCAGCAATGAACACAGAACAACCCGTAAGGAGCCGAACCATGAACAAGCTACGTACCGCCAAAGAGGCCCGCGCCGAGCTGGATAGCAAAGGCGTATCCGTCACGTCCTGGGCTGTCGCCAACCACTTCAACCCCAACCTGGTGCTCGAAATTCTGGCCGGCCGCCGCAAGGCAGTCCGGGGTCAGTCTCACAACATCGCCGTCAAGCTCGGCATCAAGCGGGGCGAGACGTGCTCCGATCCTGCCAAAGCGCTAGAACGCCGCGCCGCTTAACTCGTTCACCCCAACCAAGGAGAGCACCATGAAACCCCGTTATTTCACCCGCGAAGTCACCGCAACCAAAACCTTTCTAGCCTGCGCACACTGCGGCATCGAACAACCCGCCGACTACGATGGGGTTCTTGCCCGTCACTGCGTCTCTTGCAGCGAAGAAATTACCCACAACGAACTTTGCCCACATTGCCATACCACTGGCACCGACGACGAGCTGGCGCTGTTCGCCACATTCAAGGGCTGCCCGATTTGCGGCGGCGCGCTCACTCGGCCGGCTGCTTAAGCGGTTGAGCGCACTCATGACAAAACCCGCCCTTGTGTCTCAGAAAGGCGCTGCAATTGGGACACTGGGCGATCAGGCTTCCGCCGCATTCCGGGCAGGCATTCAAGTTGTGATGGTCCGGCTTGTTGAACTTGCATTTTGGTGCGGAGCAAATGACGTACATGGTGTTTTTCCCTCATCGCGTTTGTCATGGTTTCAATTTAACCCGCTGCAAACCATTTGCATAGTAGCAAAACGGCTATTTGTTTGGAAATGCACGAAAGAAAGGATTTCGAATGCCGGCCATTAATTGGAAACGCATGCAGCCGACCAGCCTGATGCACTCGCTGAGGCTGTGCAAGGATTTTGCCAGGGATCGGCACAACCGCTCGGTGGAGCGCGTTGCCGACCTGATGGGCGTTTCCGCCGACCTGCTTTACAAGTGGCTGGGCACCGGGCGGATGCCGGCCAACCTGATCCCGGTTTACGAGCATGCCTGCGGCTGTTATTTCGTCACGATCTGGCTGGCGCATTCGGCGCACAAGCTGGTGGTGGACATCCCCACCGGCAGGAACGCCACCGCCACCGAGGTCAGCGAGCTTTACCAGCAATTTGCCGATGTCGTCGGCAACCTGGCGAAGTTCTACGAGGGCAAGGCTGATGCGCAGGAAACCCTGAACCAGGTCACCTCGCTGATGGCCGGGCTGGCCTGGCACCACGGCAACGTGGAAAAGCATTTGCAACCGGAATTTGAATTTGGGGGTGAGGCATGAACGCCAAGGAATACACCAGCGGTTCGCAGGCGCGTGGCTACAAGGTGCTGATCCTGCTGGCCGGAAACGAGTTCAGCGGTCTGGCGCCGGGCTACCTCGCCAAGGCGCTGGCCACCAACCCGAGCAACATCACCCGCGATCTGCGGGTACTGCAAAAAGCCGGGCTGGCCGAACCGCTGCCACACGACCATAACCGCTGGCGCCTTGGGCCGAAGATCATCCAGATCGCCAACGCCTTCAAGGCGCACATGGAAGACATGACCCGGCGCGCCGATGAGATCAACCAACGCTATACCCGCGACCCTCACTAACTGTGTCGCTGTTTTTATACGTGGTACGCCTGCGCAGAATCATCAATGGAGCCGATTTCGTGCTCGACAGGATTGAAGCGCAGAACGCATCCGAGGCAGAGGAAGTTGCCTACAGCTATATAGAAACCGACCTCGACTTGAGGCGCAACAATTACATGGCTCACGCCGAACTTAAACAAGAAATCATGGAGGGTTAAGCATGGCACGTCCAAAGAACCAGCAAGCAGCAGAAGCCAAAATCCCGGAAGGCATTCCCGCCGGACACGCCATCACGCTGGCAGAGGAAAAACTAGTCCACACCGCAGAGGCGTACACCGATGAGCGCGACCTGATCAATCAATTGATGGGTCAGATACAGATGACCTCTGCGATATCGAAACTGACGACCGTCGTCGGTTTAACAAAATTAGCCCATATCAAGGAAACCAAGCTGTACCGGGCCTTGGCAGGGAAAAAAGGGGTTGATAGAGACGGCAACGAAATTGCCGACGTCGGCACTTTTGAAGGGTTTTGCCTTGCGATTGGCTCGACTCGCCAGAAAGTCGATGAGGATTTGTTGAATCTGCGCACTTTCGGCGAAGAAGCGATGAACAGCCTCACCAGTGTGGGCGCCGGATACCGCGAGCTACGCCAGTTGCGCAAGCTGCCGGAAGACCAGCAAACCGCCCTGATCGAGGTCGCCCGGCTCGGCGACAAGGACTCATTCATCGAGCTGGCCGAGGAGATCATCACCAAGCACGCCAAGGAAAAAGAATCCATCGCCAAAGAAAACGCCGACATCAAAGCCGACTACGAAGCCCAGGAAAAAATCATCTTGGACAAGAACAAGAAGATCGACGCTCAGGAGAAGCTGCTGCACAAGCTGCAAAACCGCTCCGGCGACTGGCACCCCCGCGCCTTTGAAATCTGCATGGAAAACACCCGCATCGGCGCTGGCGCTCTGGAGGCGCTGGACAGGCTGGACGTGATGCGCGACGCGATTCTCAACGAGGATTTCGGCGAGGATGGCCGCGAGGCCGCGATCGAGGCGATGGCGGTGGTGCATTACGACACGCTGAATCAGATTGTCGACCGCGTGGCCGAAGTGATGGCGGCCTGCGAGGAGGTGTTTATCGGCTACAAGGAAAAAGCCCGCCCGATGCTGCAGGTGTTTGGGGAGCAGCAGGGATAGAACACCGCAGCACCCGAGGCCAACCATAGGCCGATAAGAACAAGCAATAAGCAATAAGCAACAGGGAGATAACAAGAATGGGTATTGCCGAACCCGCCATGCTGGGGATGCTGGACGCAGTCCGGGATCTCGCACGCCGCCTCGACGAGGCCGGGCACCGCACCGGCGATGCGGTACTCGCCTTCGCCGAGATGTACGGCTGGAGCCGGACAAAGGTCTACCGCGAACTGGGCAAGGTGGGTTGGAGCAGTGGGCGCAAATCCCGTTCCGACCGGGGCGCGACCACTCAGGATATGACCGTGCTGGACGATGTTTGCGCCACGCTCAAATACGGTGTGCGCAAGAATGGCAAGGCGACGATGCACACGCCGACGGCTGTTTCCATGCTGTCGCAAAACGGCCGTGCAATCACGGTTTCCAACGGGCGCATCAACCATCTGCTGCGGGTGCGCCAGATGAGCCTGGCCGCGCAAAAGCGCGATCGCGCCGTTCAGTCGATGCGTTCGCTGCATCCCAACCATGTTCACCAGGTCGATCCTTCGCTGTGCCTGATTTATTACCTGCCGGACGGTAGCCAGCACATCATCCGCGACGACGAGTTCTACAAGAACAAGCTGGAGAACGTCGCCAAGATCAAGCTGAAGGTGTGGCGCTACGTGCTGACAGACCATTACAGCAACGCCACGCTCGTGCGCTACTACCAGGCCAAGGGTGAGAATCAGGCCAACCTGTTCGACTTCCTGCTGTACTGCTGGCAAAAGCTGGATGGCCGCCTGCTCCACGGCGTGCCGAAAATCTTGCTGTGGGACAAGGGCAGCGCCAACACCGCCGCCGCGATCAAGAACGCGCTGCGCGCCCTGCAGGTGACCCCCATCGAGCACAAGGCCGGCAATGCCCGCGCCAAAGGCAGCGTGGAAAACGGAAACAACCGGGTGGAGTGCCTGTTCGAGAGCCGTTTGCGTTACGAGCCGGTGGCCGATGTGGATGCGCTCAACGCCGCCGTGGAAGGCTGGTACAACGCCTACAATGCCGACGCGATCCCTGCTTACGACGCCCGTCTGAAACGCAAATACATGACCGAGCCGAAGGCGCGCTACGCGCTGTGGCAGATGATCCGCAAGGAGCAGCTGCGCCTTCTGCCCGACATCAGCTTGTGCCGGATGCTGCTTTCCGCCGATTTCATCGAGCGCAAGGTTTCCGCCGAGCTGACCATCAGCTTCAAGCATCCGACTACCCAGCAGCGCGAGCACTACGACGTTGCTCACGTTCCTGGTATTTACATTTCCCAGATGGTGAAGGTTTCCCCCCTGGTGTACGGCGACGCCGAGGTGCTGGTCACCGTGTCGGATTACAAGGGCGACGAAGTCACCCATATCCTCAAGCCCATTTCCGGCGACCGGCTGGCCGGATTCCGCGGCGATGCCGGCGTGTTTGGCGAGGAGTTCAAATCACAGCCCGACACGATGATCGAGAAAGCGGGCAAGGCCGCCGATCGCGCTGCTTTCCCCGGCCTCGACCTGGAAGGCATCGAGAAAGCCAAGAACAAGAACGCCGCGCCATTCGGCGGGCTGGATGCCCATTCCCACCTTGCCAACGTTTCGGCGCCAGCCTTCATGGATCGCCCAGGAGAAGCGTTGCACGTCCCCAACCGTATGCAGGTCGAGGTCAAGGCGCTGAATCATACCCAGGCTGGCATGCGGCTGCGCGGTTTGCTCGGGCGGGTGGTGGGCAGCGAGGACAGAGCCCGATTGGTCGAGTGGTACCCGGACGGCGTGCCGGAAGAAATGCTGCAGGAGGTGGCGGATCGGCTGGAAGGAAAAGGTTTGGAACAAGCGCCACGGTTGGCGATTGTTAAATGAATTCGGCCAGGTTGGAGCCTGGCCGAAAGGGTGCGGTGTGAAGACCGCTTGATGATTCAACAGCAGGGAGATTCTACATGAATACCGATTCGTTTGTCA